CATAAATTTACCAGAAGACTTTAAACACAACTACATACTTGACGCATGTAAAATAAAAAGGGATTGCGATGGCAAAGATTAAACAAACAGAAACACGTAGGGAACCTGTACACAAACGAACAAAGCAAGGTGGTAGGATACTTAAGACTAGCTCAATGAATAAGAACCAGAAGACTGATTACAAAAAATACAGAGGGCAAGGTCGTTAATGGAAATATATAAAAACAAGGCACTAATAATAAACACTAAAAAGCCTGATGAAATACTAGACACTATAGATAAAAGCCAGCTAATAAAATCTTATGACAACGGCGTGTCACAAATTTTAGTTAACTGGGGGTTAGAAGAAGTATTATCATTAGCAAAACTGCGCATTAAAAACATACCCTCACCAATATCAAAAGATTACAATTGGCCTGGTATATATAAACCTTTTGACCACCAAAAAGCTACAGCCGAATTTCTTTCAGCTTACAAAAGATCCTATTGCTTAAGTGAGGCGGGTACAGGTAAGACTTCCGCTGTTATATGGGCAGCTGATTACTTAATGAACAAAGGTAAAATAAACAGAATGCTTGTGGTCTGTCCTTTATCTATTATGCAGGCTGCTTGGCAAGCTGACTTTTTTAAGACTGCTATGCATAGAACGGTTGCATTAGCTCACGGTACTGCTGAAAAACGTAAAAAGATATTGGCAGAAAAGACTGACGTTGTGATTATAAATTATGACGGCATTGAAATAGTCGAAAAAGAAATTAAAGAAGGTGGTTTTGATTTGATTGTGGTAGACGAAGCTAACTACATTAAAACGGTTACCACTCGAAGATGGAAATCACTTAACCGAATAGTAAATGATAACACTTGGGTGTGGTTACTAACAGGAACTCCCGCAGCTCAATCACCTGCAGACGCGTATGGATTAGCTAAGTTAGTAGATCCTTCATCTGTTCCTAAATACTATGGTACTTTTAAAGACATGGTTATGCAGAAGGTTAGTCAATTTACTTGGTTGCCTAGGCCAAAAGCACAGGATATAGTTTTTAAAACGTTACAACCAGCCGTGCGTTACACTAAAGAAGAGTGTTTAGATTTGCCTGACGTAACATACCAAACCAGAGATGTGCCCTTAACTCCACAACAAGATAAGTACTACAAAAAGCTTAAGAAGGAAATGTTTCTTGAAGCTGCTGGTGAGGAAATAACGGTTGTAAATGCTGCGTCAATGCTTACTAAACTACTACAAGTTAGCGCAGGATCGGTTTATACAGACAACAGAGAAGTTATAGAGTTTGATGTTAAAAACAGAATGACGGCTTTGAAAGAAATAATAACCGAAGCAAGCCACAAGGTAATTGTGTTTGCTCCGTTCAGAAGTAGTATTGAACTAATAATGACGGAGTTAAAAAAGTTAAAAATTTCATGCGACGCTATAAACGGTGATGTAAAAATGACCAAGCGTTCAGAAATATTTAAAAACTTTCAAGAGAAAAAAGACCCCCAAGTTTTAGTTGTGCAACCTCAATCAGCATCTCATGGTGTGACACTGCACGCGGCTAACGTGGTTGTATTTTGGTCCCCCGTAGTATCTGTTGAAACTTATATACAGTGTTGTGCCCGTATGGATAGGGCGGGCCAACGTAATCCTATGACCGTAGTCCACCTACAGGGTAGTCCTGTAGAGACTAGAATATACAAGATGCTACAAGGTAAGATCGACAACCACACCAAGCTGGTTGATTTATATAAAGAAGAAATAGGTTTAATTTAGTTCTTGACACTGTCCACAAATATGATATAGTGATACTCCACTTAACTAAAGGAGCTTTGTATGGAGTTAGATGACAATCAGCTAGAGAAACTTATGCAGGCTGATATTAATATGCGTGAAGCTATTCACGATCTGGAATCTAAGATTTCAGAAATTAAAGTAAAGAGAGACCAAGTTCAAGAAGCTTTGAACGAAGCATGTAGGACTTTGAATGTAACCAGTTTAAAGACTAAGGTTGGAACACTAACTAGAAAGCTTAAGACTCGTTATTGGACAAGTGATTGGCCTGAAATGTATAAGTTTGTAAAAGAAAATGATTGTTTTGAATTGTTTGAAAAACGAATACAACAGACCAACATAAAACAGTTTATTGCAGATAACCCTGATGTGGCCCCTCCAGGACTACAATCAACATCTGAATACTCAGTATCAATACTTAAAAACCGTAAAAAAGAGGAGAACTCATGAACACCGAAGTTGATATTTTTGCCCAGGGAGGCGCCGTAGCTACTACTAGTAAAAGAGATGATGGCTTTACTGCTAACATAACCGGCAGCTCAATTACATCAAAACGTATATCTATACGTAACAATGTTTTTAGGCTAATGGTAAATGGTAAAGAAATTGATAAATCCGACGAGCGATACTTAGATGTTGTTATAGTTAATGCATCTCCAAGCGTTCATAGAATGTATTTTGCAGGTGAGTACAAACCAGGCATGAAGCTTTCACCCCCTGCATGTTGGACTTCAGACAGCGTTAAACCTGATTCAGAAGTGTCGGCACCTCAACACGCAACATGTGCTGAATGCCCACAAAACATTAAAGGTTCAGGACCTAATGGAACTAAAGCCTGTAGGTTTAGTAGGCGTATTGCTGTAGTTAGAGCTGATGATTTGCATGGGGATGTGTTTCAAGTAACACTACCTTCACAGTCAATCTTTGGTAACGGCTCAGCGGAGCGTAGGCCTTTACACGAGTACACTGATTATGTAAGAGCTAACAATCAAAACTTAATGTCAGTAGTATCTAGAATGTCATTTGACATGGACTCATCAAGTACTAAAGTTGGGTTTAAACCTATTCGTGTTCTTGATGATGAAGAATATGATCTCTGTTCAGAAAAAAGTCTTAGCGATGATGCTAAACGAGCCATAACTTTGTCAGTAAATATAAACAAAGATGAGGGTAGTAGTTTTGCAGAAACACCTGCGCCTAAGCCTGCACCAAAAGCAGAACCTGTTGACGCTTTTAGTGCACCTGAAGACGATAACATACCAGAACCTACTAAGAGAGCAGAACAAAAACCTGCACCTAAAGCACCACCTAAACCTGCTTCACCTGCTGCAACTGTAGGAGATGTAAGTTTAGATGATCTTGTTGATGATTGGACTTAAGGAGAAACTATGAGAGGTTATTCACAAATAGTAATGGAGGCCAATCAAGCAGCTGAAAAAAATATAGGTGTGGAGTTGGGGGCTTTATGTATATCAATAAAGTACCCTGTGCAGAAAGTTGCAGAAAGGCTTAACATTTCTAGGCAATCAGTATATGATTGGTTTTCGGGCAAAGCAAAACCAGCTAAGACGAAACACGAATTAGTGCAAAAGTTAATTGAAGAATTAACACAAAATAAACCTTAAGGGGGGTTAACCCCCTCTTAAACATTGTAGAGGACACAATGCAAACAAAAGACTTTTTAGACCTTGTTTGGTCAGATCAAGGCTATTATTGTGTAGTCAGTAAAGATCAACAAAACAACGTCTCACCATCATTTTTTGATAATATAGATAAGCTTCTGCAAAAAGCTAATACGTTAGCTAAAGATAAACTAGACATATATTTTACGTGTTCTACATGGATAGAGGGCACTGACAGAAAAGCTAAAAATGCTAAAGAGCAGAAAATATTTTGGTTAGATATTGATTGTGGATACGATACTAAGAAGCGCAAATACAAAGACTATAAAACTAAAGAAGATGCCATGGTGGCTCTTAGAAATTTTACAGATGCAACTAAGCTACCACCGCCGATGATTGTGGATTCTGGTAACGGTTTACATTGTTACTGGCCTTTTGTTGATCCAGTAGCTACGGCTGTATGGAAACCTATAGCTGAAGGCCTTAAGTTTCTTTGTGTGAAGCACGGGTTTAAATCTGATTCAGTTTGCACATCAGACATATCTAGAATTTTGAGGCTACCGGGCACTAAAAACTTTAAAAATTTATCCGAGCCTAAAGATGTGGTAGTTCTACAATCATGTGACCCCATTCCTTTTGATGATCTAGCTGCAATAATACCTGCAGAGATAATTACACACGCTAACAAACCTAGAAGGCCTATGGATGAAGCTACTAAAGCTATCATGGGTAATCATGCATCACGATTTAGAAAGATAATAGAGCGGTGTAAAATGGGTGATGGCTGTAGCCAATTAGAACATATAGCTACTAAGCAGACGGAAATAGAAGAACCATTATGGAGAGCAGGGTTGTCCATTGCCGTCCATTGTGAAGACAGAGATATAGCTATTCACAAAATATCTAGAGCCCACCCAGACTATGAATATGAAACCACAGAAAGAAAAGCCAACGCTATTCCGGGTCCTCATTCATGCAAACAGTTTGAAATGCAAAGACCCGAAGGCTGTAAAAATTGTGGACACAAAGGAAAGATAAAATCTCCTATACAGCTAGGTCGCATTATAGCTAAGGCTAGAGGCTCTGATAACGTAGTAGAAGCTCACAGTGAAGAACTTAATGAAGTTGTATCTTTTAAAATACCCGACTACCCATTCCCTTACTTTAGAGGTAAGAACGGAGGCATCTTCAAGTCAATGCCTGACGACGATGACGATGGCATCAAGATATATGACTACGATTTTTATTTGGTAGAAAGACTTAAAGATCCTGTTATAGGTGAGTGCTCGTGGTTTAAGTTACACCTCCCAAAGGATGGGGTTAGAGAATTTATTGCAAGGACATCTGACTTACTCGCTAGAGATAAAGCTCGACAGATCCTAGTAGACTATGGGGTTATTGTACACGGCAAGCAGATGGATCTCATAATAGATTACATCGTTAACACGGTAGCAACGCAGCAGCGTACCGTCGAAGCCTCACCTATGCACAAACAGTTTGGTTGGAACCCAGGGCCTATAGAAACTAAGAACAAGATACTGATAGGCAATAGAGAAATAAGTGCGTGGGGTATCAAGTTTGTTCCTGTTGCGGAAGAGCTTAACGAAATTAACCCCACGCTACAAAAGAAAGGTAGCTATGAAGAGTGGAAGAAGGGTGTAGCTGTCTACGAAAGACCTGGTATGGAGCTTCGAGCATTTGGATTCTTCTGCGCTTTTGGTTCACTGCTAATGCCTTTCTTTGAACACAGAGAAAAGTCGGCAATTATAAATCTGTATAACCCTGAGACGGGTCAAGGTAAAACATCCGTACTGCAAGCTATGACTAGTGTGTATGGTAATCCTGATACGAATGCAAAACTTATACAGGTTTGGGGTGATACTGAAAACTCTATTATTCACAGGTTAGGATATATGAACAATCTACCTGCAGCGGTAGATGAGATGACTAATGTTACACCTGGTGAACTGCATAAGTTTTTAAAATTTATATCTACAGGCCGAGGACGTAATAGGCTAGGTAACGGAGTTAACAGAGAAAGATCTAATGACACGGTGTTTAACTTAATATGTGTGGTGTCTAGCAATACAGATTTTAGACAGGTTATGTTCTCTGACAGGGCTAAAGCCAGTGGAGAGATGGCTAGATTTATTCAACTTCGTATTGACTTAGATGAGACTATTACTAAAACTGAAGCGGATGAATACTTTAGTAAGTTATTTGATAACTATGGTCACGCAGGGGAAATCTATGCCCAACACTTGATTGCTAACTTAGACAAGGTTAAAAAACAACTTAAAGAAACTCAACAAAAGATAGACAAAGAACTTAATATTTCAGGACAAGATAGAAAATATTCTGCTACGTTAGCTTCAGTTTTTCTTGGGGCTATGATTGCTAAGAGCTTAGGTATTCATAATATACCTATTCAACCCGTGTATAAAGCTATTGCAAAAGAACTCATAAAATCAAAAGCGTCTTTACAAGAAGCTGACTTTGATGCTGTTCAGACACTAGGTGATTTCCTTAACCATGCAAAAAATAGCACCTTAGTAATTAATAGTAAGATAGACTCTCGATTAGGAGTACTAGAAGCCCCGTTACTTAGGCCTACTCATGATTTAAAAGTTAGGGTTGAGCCAGACACTAATACTATTTTTATTCCGGCTTCAATAATGAGAGATTATGTAGACCATAAAAAGATTGACTATAGTGATTTTATTAAGGGGCTTAAAGATAATAGAATACTTAAAGAAACATCGAAACTAAAAGTACTACATAAGGGTCTAGAGATTAGTGGGCCTTCAGTCAGGTGTATATGGGTAGATAACTCTACCTTTGACGATATAAAACTAGAGAACTTACCTTTGGATATACCTAAGAATGTTAACTAACGGAACAAATTATGAGATAGATTGGCCATCGTTTCAACCAGGAACATCTATATTTATACCTGTCGTAGATACTAAATCAGCTTTAGTTGCATTGGAAAAAGAAAGTAAAAGACTAGAGTTTGAATACGTGCACAAGATTGTTATTGAAGAAGGAGTGCAGGGTATTAGAGTTTGGCGATTAGGATGACCTGCCGAATATAGGAAGATCTGCAGCATTTCGAAGTTTAGATATATTATTTACTATATTATTCATAGCTTTGTCTAACTTGTTCAACCGTTCTCTTTTTTCATTAGCACTAAGCCTAGTACTTTTTATCACTGCTTTTCTTATATCTCTTATTTTTTCAAGTTGATTGTCAATCCTATTAACTTGTCCTCTAAGAGATATAATTTTAGCATTGTCTTTCGCATATTTTCTAACTTTTACTTTATCACCCTGATCTATATACTTGTTTAAAGATCTAGTAACTCTATCAGAGACTTCTTTAAAGTCATAAAACTGGTTCATTTGATTTCTACCGTTTGGGCTGTACATAATGGTACCTATGCCAGGAACTCTACTTATATCAGTTGTAGGTAGCTTGTTGTCATATAACAAATTAGCCATAGAGTCGAACAAGTACAACGATAAAGACCCCACAGTTCCTAACGTGCCTTTAATAAAATGATCGGCATTAAGTGGAGATACTATACCTGTTTGACCTAACATTTTAGAAAACTCTGATGTGCTTTCATTAAACTGTAGCTCTGTTTCTTGCTTTCTATATCCAGAAGCAACAATGTCTCTGCCTGTAAAGAAGTTGTGGTTTGTTATTACTTCAATAGTTGGTTTAAATAACTGCGGCATTAAGTTGGGACCTGCCATAGCATCCCCTATAGAAGTGCTAATTGCTTGCCTAATTCTTCGTGCATCATATGCATTATCAGTTCCTTGCTTAGTGATAATATCATAAGCTAATTCAGGGGCAGCTTTAAACAGTAAGGATAGTTCTGCTCTAACAGGCAATCTAAAACCAGTTCCTGGAACTATGTAAAAACGAAGTTTTTCTCTCTCATCACGTTCTTCATAATCATCTTCCCCTGACACTAGCATCGAATACATTAAATTTAGAGCCATCATTTTTAAACCCGTTACAAAAAACAAATTTCTAGCTTTCTTTTTTTCTAGCGGCGTTAAAAATTTTCCCGACATTACTTTAGCTAAAATCTCCATACCTTGCAGGTACGCGTTGGCAAAGGGAACAGTATGAGCTATCAATCTAACAGTGGGGCTAGACCCTCTTTGTTGCCAGTTAATAATGTTTAATGCTCTATTAATAGCTAATATTTGATTACCCCCAACTATAGTTCCGTCAGGTTGACGTACTCCACCAGTCTCCAATAAACTTTGTTCAAACAACGCTTTTCTTTGTGCTAGATCAGAGTATGAAGCGAGGTTATCAAAAAAATCAAGCGTTTTATCTTTTACACTAGTATCATCTAATCCATACTGTCTTCTGGTTTTTTCGGATATTTCAGCTGCTGACAACCCATACCCTCCTGTAATCCCTGCTCTTCTCATCTGTTGAATTATAGGGGAGTTAGGATCTGCAAGAATTTCAGCGTAGCTAGTCATAACCCTACCCATTAATTCAAAGGGCCTATTAACTCCTGAGTATGCAGCGGCACTGATTGAGTCATTAAACACTTGGTATGTTTGAAAAATAGGGTTAGCTGTAATCAATGTTCTTAATAGGTTAGCTGCCTTAGCAAACAAGGAAGTTTCTATAAGAGGCGATTCAGGCCCTTGCACTGCTATCGCATATAAAGGATCAGAGTATTCAACGTATTTCATCTCACCATCGATAAACAAAGGAGCCGTGTTTTTACCTTGAGGTTTAGTGTTGTAGGTTATTAAAATTGGTTTGCCTGACTCATCTAAAACTTCAGTCACTCCATCAGCTTCTTTTTCAGTTACCCCTACATAGTTAGCTGCTTTGGAATGAGCATTGTTTCTTAACGCTGCGTTTACAGACCAAAAATGTTTTGACAGTAAATTGTTTAACACATTATCAATTTGTCTTTCGGAACCCCTAAATTTTTCTTGTTGGCCTATGTCAGAAAAACCTCTAAAGTATTCTTTTGACCCGTTATTATTAACTTCTCCCTCTTCAAACACGCGATTTAGAGGCACATACCAATCACGTGATCGGTATTCATCAGCTTCTTCTTTACTAATAACTCCTGTTTGTTCTAACAAATCAACATTTCTATTTTGAAATTGAGTTACAAGATTTGATATACGACCTAGTTCTGGATACTGTTGGGCTAAAGCTAACCCCGGAGCTATCCCATCTGCTTGCGCTTCAGTAATTTTAGTGCCTTCTAACTCCATTTTTTTTGATAAGCGAATTAAGTTGTCAGCACGCTTTGAATTTCTAATTGTTCTAGTTGCTCTAAGTCTTGCTGCTTCGTCTTTATATTCTTGCGCTTTTCGTTGCCTATCATTGTTTAAAGACTGTTCACCTTGAAATCTTTTTGCTGCTAGGTAAGCTTGTACAACGTGATCTGCTTGTTCATTACCAATTTTTTTAGCTAAATTTTGAATTATTTCAAATACCGTGTTTAAATTTACGTCACTAGGTATAACTTCACTCATCCCAAACTCATTAATAACAACGTACCCTGTTTGTGCTGCCGTTGCTGCCGTTGCGTTAGAGTTTAAAGCCTGCGTAGCTATAATATCCACACGTGCCTCTTCTGGAATCATGTCATTCATAACATCATTAAGACTGTTCTGCTTTGTTAAATCTGATATAGGAGCAAAGGAATCTGCTATTTTTGACCTAAATTTTAAAAAGCCTCTTTCTAACGAACCGGGAGAAAAAGTAGGTGTTTGATAAAACTCTTTTATTCTTTGTGTAAAAGTTATGTTTGAATTTGTAGGAGCAGAATAAACTTCTGTGCCAGGGAACATGTCTGATATGTCTTTGTTAATTCTATATTCGGGAGTAGGATTTTTTGAACGTTGAAATCTTTCACTTCCACGTACAGAAGTTGGACCTACAATAGCGCGAGGTGGACCTTGAAATAAATCAGGAGCTACAGATACTACATTATTTAACAGTGAGTTGGGTAACATTTCAACTTTTAGCATGCGTTTAACAGCGTTAATAAAGCTATCCCATAAAGTATTTAAAGTATTTTTAGAACGCACCCCTTGTTGTTCATTTAAAAATCTTTGGAATTTACCGTCTGTTAAAGCATAGTCAACAAATTCAAACACATCTTCTAGTTCTGTTTTAAACCTACCCCCACTAGCTTCTTTTGCTTTTTCATACACAGAGTTAATATATTCACCTAGTCCATCTTTGGGTTTACCGTTTCGAGTAAAGGACTGATTCATTCTTTTCATCGTAGCTGCGTGAACAGCTTCGTGAATAATCGTTCCCACATTAGCGTTAGGGTGTATACGCACTCTGTTAGATAGCTGATTGTAGCCACCCCAAGTATTTGCTGCGCCGTCAGCGCTTACACTAAACGATGTTGTTCCTATGTTAGGCGTATCTAGTAGCGCATCTAATAATATTTGATCTGCCTCGGATAAATCAGCAGTGAAAGTTCTTTTGATTTTGTTTAGAGCATCTTTTAAATTTTTAATGTATTTAAATTGAGCTATATCTTCAGGTCTTTTTACAAAGTCTGGGTTGTCTCTATTATAATAATCATCTAGCTCTCCATCAAAAGTTTCAGCAAACTGGTCAGGACCTAAAATATCTTGTGCAACTTCTAAGGCTACTCTTCTATCTTCTCGTTTGTCGGCTTTTTCTCTTAACGATGACTTTACTGTCTTACTATTTTCAGATATAACTTGTCTAGCTTCTTGTATTACTTCTTTGCTAACAATAGCTTCATTAAGCGCTTCAAGTAAATATTCCGCTTCAGGTATAGTTCGTAATTGAGCTCTAAGTTTAGACAACTCTTTTGATTGCACTAAACTTTGTTTCGGTTTTATGGTAGTAACGTTATCTTGTGTTGAGAAAGAAACTTCCCCTGTGTCTTCTAATTCCGATTGCAAACTTCTAGCTGCAGAGGGTGATATTTTTAAATTATTAGCTAGTTGGTCAAACGATACGCCTTTTTTGTTTCTAGCTATGTAGTCTAAAGCTTGGTTATTTAATTGAATTACTTCAGGGGCTGGAGCTACTTCCGCTACTGGAGCTACTTCCGCTACTGGAGCTACTTCCGCTACTGGAGCTACTGGAGCTACTGGAGCTTCTGCTACTACAGGCGGCTTAGTTTTTATTTGTGTTTCTGCTACCGGTGCAGCTATAGTTGCAGCTTGAAGAGTGGTTATAGATTTATTATTTTTTCTTTGAGTCCGTGCACCGATCCTATTATCTATCTGCACAGCATCAAATATTTGTTTAGCTTTTGCAGGACTAGTTTTTATTGCCTTTGCTAGACCTGAAATAGTGTAACTTTTATCAGGGTTGTTGGTTATTTCCGTAACAGCTTGCTCTACTAGTGTAGGGTCGACAAGAGTTTTTCGTCTTCCAGTTGTAGTATCAGGCTGTACACTTGCTTCCAGTCCTCTTCTGTCAACTTCTGCAGCAACAGCGGCATCTTTTGTAACGGCTCCATCTGCCCTTGGGAGAGGTAGTCTATCGCTTCTTGCAGTATCTTGTTTTGTTGAAGCATCTGGTTTTGTGGTAGCATATTTGACATTAGGGTATTTCTCCTTTACTTGGGCAACATAATCATCTATCGCTTGCTCGTTAATTTTACCTTGATGTTTTTGTAAACGCGACTCAAAAGATTTAATGTTTTTAGGGTTAGCTATGTTTAAACCGATTAAACTTTTATAAACTTTAGAGTTAGGGCTAAGACCGAACGAAGTTAACGCAGCTTTATCTAGTTTACCTAATACGGGAGCTTTCGGAGCAACTTTAAGCACATCATCTACTGAAGCTATTAAATCATTAACCGCTTGCTTTTGAGCTTTTACATTATTTTCTTCAACAGCAATGTCGAGAAGTGCTTCGCTTTCCGCAATTAACTTAGCTAACTTAGACCTTTCAGGAGCTTTGTTACCAAATGAGTTTAGTGTACTGTTAGCTAAAATTCTAGCATTTTCTGCCTCTGCTGCTATCTCAACATCTTTAGCTATAGCTATTCTTCTCTTAAGTGCTTCAGACGCTTCTCTTCTAATGTTGTTTAACTTTGCTTGCTTTACTCCTTCTGTTTCTGAAACTTCTCTACGTGCGCTGCCCACATTACTAAACCCAGCTACAGCTCCGAAACCCGCTGTTAACGATGTCTGAAACGCTGTTTCCATATACTCTTGTTGAGCATCCTCATCAGTTAACGACAGTCCAGCGTACATTCTTTCCAATGCTTGTTGACTTACTTCTGTAGGTATCTCCACTGCTTCAAATACTGCCGCACCTTTTAGAGCGTTTATAGCTAAGTTACCCCTAGCTATTTTTTCAATATCTCTAGGTTTAGGTTTTAAAAAGTTAACTCCCATTAGCTTACTTAAACCACTTAAAGCTAGTGCTCCACGTTCTACTCCAGTTTGACCCACGGCATATAGTGCAGCTTTAGCTCTGTCTACATCAACTTCTTCACCTGCAGCTATTTGTTCTTGAGCTCTACGCTCCATATTGTTGCCGATAAAAGTTATGAAAGGAACTGCCATCGACCCCGCAAGGGCCGCGAGAGGTTTGTAAGGTAAAGGTGCTACAGCAGCGAATGCCTTTGCACCTGCCCACATAGAAGCAAGGTAGGGAGCTTGTTCGGTTGTTGCTGAAGGTATTTGAGATATAACTTCCCCAGCTGCGGAAAGAATACCATCTGATTCGTATACTTTTTTAACTTCTTCTAAGCTTGCTCCAGGTAGTTCTGTGATATTTTCTTGACGTTCTATGCCTTGTACAGCTGCTTCGTTGCTAGGGTCTAAATCTAGTGCTGTCTGCATTGAAGAGATCATGCGTTTAGCGCCGCCTTTTAGAGCGTCTATTGGGCCTGCGGTAGCACTAGGCTGTTCTGGTTGAGACTGTTGTGAGGCTATGTAATTTATAGCATCTTGCTCACTAGCTCCTTCAGGTGTATTTACTTCATATACTTTCCCGTTAGGAGCTGTTACTTCGTATAAAGGCATTTAAACTCCCACTATTTAAATATTTGTTTAGCTGAATATCCTGCGTTATTACCGGTTGTATTATCCATCGATTGCTTTGCTTTCCACTGAGGGTATGGTCCTAACACGAATTCACCTCCACCCTTCACATACATATCCATATAATTTGCTTCAGTTGTTGTCTCATTTCTTGAGCCCCAAGAGTTAAAATCAC